TCACTTACTGACTCTTGTCATCCAGATTCCCAGCCACAAGCTGCGCATCAATAGTCACAATTTGGTTGCCGGTGGTGTAGCTCAGGTCGTTGATTTTGAAGCTGCTCAGCCACACCGACCTCAGCGTGTACTCGCCGCACACCTCCAGGTCGTTATTCACTGCAAACTCTGGGGACGGCGTGGCGCTGTCCAGGGACTCCGCGATTTGAGGGTTAAGAGCGCCCCTCAAAAGTGTCACTGCGATGTCAAAGACAAAATTGATCCGATACGCACTGTTCAGCACAAAAACCGGCTCATCACCCATCGCGCCACGACCGGCTCGAACCACGGCCCGCCACGTGTCCAGCAGGCGGTATATTTTGGACTTCGTGGCATTGGTAGGAGAGTCCATGATGAACTTGATACTGAACGCACCAAGCGGCTCATCAAACACGGGCATGAGGAAGGGGCGCGAGTCGCGCCGATATTCTGCCGACCCGACCTTGAGTTCGGGGAGAGAGACCGACTGGGCAAAAAACCGGCTAAATTCGCCTAGCGGAGCCAGGCCGGTGTCCTCGACTTCGAGAGCGTTGGCGATCTCCTGGTTCCAGCCGTCAACCACTGATTTGAGGTCAACTTGCCATAGGTCGGCTCGCTGGGGGTTAGGCGCGTTTTCGCCCGCTGAACCCCAGGTGTTTCGTTGGTCTTTGATGCGTGCCATTCCCCTTAACTACCCGCCGCCGCCCCGTAGTTAAAGCGCATGGCGCAAAACCTCACAGGCCCCTTTGTTGGGACCGTTGAATCAAACCACGACCCGGAAAAACTCGGTCGGGTAAAGGTCAGCGTACCCCATGTCTACGGTGTCTCTGACAGCGCTCTGGGCGGGATTGGTCTCAGCGACCTGCCCTGGGCGATTCCGTCTGGCTTACCGGCTGGTGGTAGCGCCCAGTCGGGTGGTATGTCATGGCTGCCGGAGCCAGGTGACCAAGTCCTGCTATTTTTCCTCGACGGCGAGCCAGAGAAGCCGGTTTGGATGTGGATGATGCAAACCATTGACCAAGCAAAGAGCTTTAACCTGCATCTTTATGAAGGCTCTTCGGTCGTTGGCAGCCCCAAGCGGGCGGCTCTCACGCGCTATGGCCATACCGTAGAGTTCAACTCAGGGTCAGTAATCGTGGCAACGAGGAACGGCTACAACCTGCTCCTCTCCGATGGGACGCCAGGCGCGTTTAACGGCGCGGCCTCCCTGTCTACACCAAAGGGCAACCTGTTCGAGTTTGATGACAACACCGACACCCTTACGCTAAACGTCACAGGCGATTCCCAGCAGGTTGTTGGTGGGCAATGGTTGTCCATGTCCGACAGCATTGACTTTGACACGCTCAGTGGAGACGTAGTAATCAATTCGGCGGACTCCTTCAAAGTCATCGCCGTAAATGACGCGCAGATAACCGCAGGAGCTTCAGGTCTGCTTAAGACTGGCACGGGGCTAACCATTACGGTTGGCGCTGATTGCGATGCCACGGTCGGTGGTAACCTCAACCTGGGGGTCACTGGCAGCGCCATCGCGAGTTTCGCAACGCTTCAACTGGGAGGAAATAGCGCTAGCGAGCCATTTGTCAGGGGAAACCAACTGCTGGAGTTGTTTAACATTCTCCTGTTGTGGCTGGCCGGGCACGCTCACAGTAATGGCGACAACGGCAGCCAGACTGGCCCGCCGATCATTGCGCCTCAACCCGAGGTGGAAGGACCCTTCAGCCAACTTTTGTCAGAAACCATCTTCGGACAGTAGTGTCTACACGTTCTTTACTGTGATATGATCAAAACGAATTTGAAGTCTTTGACTCCCCGCAGGGAGCAGTACAAACGCGAAGTAACCCTGGTCTCCAGTGGCTACTACAACCAAAAAGCTTTCCCCGGAGGTGCAGTGACGGTCTACCCCTGGGATAGCACCGTCGATGCCTGGTTCGCCGAGCGAATGAGGCAGCCGAATCGAGAATATGCTCTGTGGGATGCTGCTAGCCAGGTCGCTAACCTGAACGGGTGCCCGGTCAAAGACATGCTGATGGGCGACATTCTGCTCATTCTGATGATCTCGAAGAGCATCCGCAAAAATTGCGTCATTGGCTACAGTGCCACGTGCCCAAAATGCGGCCACGCCCACGAAGAGCAAATCACAATTCCGAATGAGCTGCCGATCAATGCCAAAAAAGACCCGGACTTCAAGGGCCTGGAAACGATGACTTTGCCCGAAGTGAAAGACGAGGTCGTTTTTCGGTTCCTCAACGTCGGAGAGGCGCTGAACATTGAACAGCGCAGCGCGGATGACCGCGCCATCCTGAGCGATCACCTTGCGCAGATTCTGTTGCCGGTCGTAACCATTGGCGGCGGCGCACCCGCAGATGTCAACGAGATTCTTTCCTGGTACAACGCCCTCTCGCCCGCTGATGCTGAGTATCTGGAAAGGGAACAAGACCGGCGTTATCCGAGATTGAACACGTCGTTGCCCCACGTCTGTGATGCCTGCCAGAACAACTTCACTTACGAACTGGAATTGACTCGCGACTTTTTTCGAGCAGGCGAGCGTTGACGGTTTAGAAGCCAGGTGGTTGCAGATGTTTGATCTGGCCTGGAACGCTCGCGGAGGACTCGTCCTCGACTTAACAAAGGCACCAGATTTCGTCCTCGAAAAATTGATGGAGAGGGCTGAAGAACGGTTGGCTACATCCGACCCTAAATTTTGATGACTGACTTGATCGTAGACGCCAACAGCCTTTACGCCCGAGCGTGGTACGCCACGAAGCAGGTGCCCTACGAAGCTCTCATTGCCACGCTCAACATGACCATCATGGTCGTGAATCCGGCTCGGGTCGGCGAGAAGATCGACCGCATCCTCTACTGCTGGGACGCAGGCCAGAAGAAACCGAAGGAGCGTGAAGAGAGACCAGCCGAATATGAAGAAACCAAGGACTACGTGCGGGCGTGTGTGCAGGGTATCTACGGCGCAGCCAACGCTAAAATCAAGGGTTACGAAGCTGACGACGTAATAGCCACGGCAGCGACTAAAAGCTCTGCTGAGCACGTCATTATCGCGACCGGTGACAAAGACCTCACGCAGCTAAACAGTTCCAAGGTTTCCATCTTCGACCTGAACAGCAAGAGCATGATTTCGCGTCGAGAAATCGTCGGGCGATGGAAGGTAAAGCATCCCAGCCATGTCGCTATAGCCCTAGCCATCCAGGGAGACAGCGCCGACAAGATCACCGGCATCAAGGGGTGGGGACCGAAGAAGGTCGAGGCCCTGTTCGAGGCCGTAAAACGTGACATGGAATTTGATGTCGCGCTAGAGACTATCTTCAACCAGATACCCCCGGAAAAGCAGGATGAGTTCATTGAGTCTCTTGGGCTAACGCTACTCAACTGTGATATTCCAGATGTATTTCCAGGGCCTGCTCCCCTTACACTGGCAGAACCCTCCATGCTCGAAGCACAAGGCATCGACGCGGAAGTCATCACACACTACAGGCGCGTGTACAGTGTCTATCATGGACACGGCGCGGAGGATGCCCTGATGAAGATGCTGTCTGCCGAAGACTAGCTTACAGGTTCAGGATGGGGATAGCTCCACCGTCAGCCCGGTTGGCATAGCGGAGAACGTCGAACTGAAGTTGAGCGCCGCCCGAGGCGTTGCCAACCATGCGTACTTGCGGGAAATTGGACGTGACCTTGATGGACTTGACTTCGTTCTGGGAAAGGGTGTTGTAAAAATCGCTGCCGGAAGGACCCAGGTCCACCCAAGTGGTGCCGTTCCACTCCTGAAAACGGTAGTTCATCGTGTTGATGGCCACTTTCTTGATGACCACGAGCAAGGCAATCGGCCCTTGCTGGAGCACGCTGAAAAGTGTGCCAAGTGTCTCGCCAACCGCCTGTGAATCTGAGGTTAAAATCGTCATACGCTCTAACTACTCCTTTCCGTGCATTTTCTTGAGTTCGTCGGCCAGCCGGATAATCTGCTCCACGTCTGGGGTTTTGGCCATTCGGCCAGCCGCTTGCAAAATCTTGGTCGCCAGCTCAACTTCACGGGTTTCCTCGCCGGTTGCCACGAATTCCTCGCCTTCCTTCTTAGTGTGGGAAGCTGCCAGGCTAGAATCACCGTGCTGCGTCTGGCCGTCATTTGTGGCGTAGCTCGGATTGAGGTTGTTACCGGTCGTGACATCTTCGTGCAAGCGGTGCAGGATGTGCGCGTGTGGGGCTGTAAGCGCCTCTCGGGTTGGTTGGGGCACTCTCGGAGCCTGTGGGGCCTGTAACGACTGCTGGGGCAGCGTGGCGCTTGTACGCCCCTGCCCGTACATGTCATTCAACGCCTGAGTGAGTGTCCACCCCTTTTCCCGCATTCGCTGCTCGATAAAGGGTAAATCTTGCGGGCGAACTTGAAAGACAGGGTGGTCGTCCATTAGAAGCGAATCCTCCATGTCAGCGTCGGGCTGAAATCGCTGGTTTTGTTGATGGCCGTAGCCGAGACGTGCCGGGCAAAAAGTGTGCCGTTCCCGCTGAACAGCCCACGTTCCGTGATGGCGTAGCCGTTAGCGTCCCCCAGGGCGATGGTGTAAGACACTCGGACCACGAATGGCGAGAGAAAGTCTACACCGTCGATGGGTGCCAGGGTGGACGCCGTGGAATTGAGAGTGATCGGGGCCTCCAGCGCTACATCGGTCACCTGTGGCGCTGTAGTGCCTGTTCCCACGCCGTATTTCTGGCAGGTGAAGTCAGATATGGGGGCACGGAATCCGAAGCAGAAAGCCATTAGCTGACGGCCCTGGTCGAGGAAGAGGTTGGTTCCCAGGGAAACTTCGTGACGCTCGACTCCCCAGCCTGCGGGGGCCGGGCCAGCCGGGACAATCCAACCGTAATCAACTGCCTGCTGCGTGGAGATCTGCCGACCGTCCGCTAAACGGATGCCGGAAACAGTAACCAGACCCTGCGGCCTGGCTACGCGATCTTCGCACTGGTATTTCACAGATTAGGCGCTGACCACCATGTTGTTCACGTCCTCGGGGTAGTAACGGTCGATGGAGAACGTAACCATGCAGTTGGCAACAGCATTACCGGTCGCCATGTCGGCGTCGGTCATCTTGAACGCCTTTACCCAGACGCCTTCCAGCACCCAGCGGAGGCCGTTCTTCAGTGTGTCAGAACCGGACTTGGCCCCAGAGTTGAGGTCAGCGATCTGGCGAGCCATGTTGGGCACCAGGTATTGGAAGTAGCCCTTCGACTTCACAGCGGATGTCAGGCCGACACCGCCCGTGAGCGGGTTGGCGATGAGCCAGAACCACTTTTCCAGGGCCTGGGCAGTCTGTGCGTTGAAGGCATAGCGAATCGTCAGCTCGGAGTTGGCCAGCGATGTGTCGCCGCCGACCTGCTTGTTTACCTGTTGGAGGTACTTGACATCAATGGATTCCTTTTCCCGGCCAGGAAACGGAAACTTCTCGACCGCGAACTGCACCTGGGTGTCCCAGGAAATGCCGATGGCGGGCGGAAGCGAGATGTACACCTTCCACAGGTCGTTGCGCTGAAGGTCGAGGTTTGCACCTTGCGACCCGAACGTATTGGCGAATTGGATTCTTCCCATAATAGCTTAGGCTGATGTTACAGAACGGAGGTTGGCCCCAGACTGCTTGACGACAGCGTCGATGAAGATGCGTTCGACAGAATCCACGGGGATGACGAATAGCTGCACATTGACCTCGCGCCGGTTACGGCTGTCGGGGGTGTTGTTCGTGTCGTCGATGACCAGGTTGTAGTCTTCGATACCGCGCTCGTTCTTCCGCTTGTCCAGGAGTTCGGTGAAGGCCAACCGCAGGGACGTGAGCAACTCAGGGTCATTCGGGTCGAACACGAATCGGCGGGCAATGGCCGACATGTTGAACAGAACGTCGTGAACCAGCACGTTGCTGTGAATGACACTCAGCTTGCTTTCGGCAATCTGCATGGTGCGCTCGCCGAAGACCATGATGCGCCCGTGATTCAGAAGGATAGCATTGACCGACTGGCCGTTGCCGTAGGAAGCTTCCTTCGAGTCGCTGCGCACCGTGAGGAAGTCCAGCGACAAGAACTCGGGAACGAGGCCGCGAGTTTCACCCGCTGCGGCTTCCCAGGGCTTGTAATTGTCGAACGTGAAGGCTTCAGCCCGCAGCGCTCCGATGGAGGGAGGAACCACCTTGAGGACGGTCGGATCGGTCGAAAACCGGTCGGTAATCGTGCCCCAGTTCCAGTAGCACGCCAGGTTGCGGCTGTCGATACGACCGCCACGGCTAACGAAGAGACCCTGGCCGTTGTGCCAGTCCACTGCTTCCCGGAGCGAGAGGCCCCGAGGAACGTCCACAAACGCGACCGCATCAGCCAGATTGGCAACACGGGCCATTTCCTGCATGACCGCGATTGAAATGTTACCGGCCTGAATGCCAGGAGCACAAAGGAAGTCGATGTCGATCTGCTCCTTGTCCTCAAACGCCTTGATGCCGCTGGCTGAGTCGTCAGCCGGGTCAATAGTGCCAATGATGTCGGAATCGGTGACAATTTCGCCGTTTTCGCCCTTGGAGAAGCTGCCGTGCGTGCCGTTGGCTTCGCCGTCGTTGATAGGGCCGAGGGGCATGGAGTGCGGCGTCGAAGACGGCGTGAGACTGGTATTCCAGGGTGCCGCTGCGCTGGCCGGATGGCCGTTGCCGACGTACTTCACAGTGATGAAGGCAGACACGCCGTTGATGGCAGTCTCGTAGAAGTTCGCTGCCGTGGAATCCGTCGAGAGACTGTCGAAAGTCTCGACAAGCGCCGCGTTTTCGTAAACTTCGAGCTTCTTGGTGCCAGCCGTGGTGCCGGGACGAACTTTGACGTAAAGGCCCGTCGTGGAGTCCTCACCGTTCGCCCACGTGCCAGGCGTAGCCGCCATGAGGTAAAGGGCGTCGGCTTTGACCGAAGTCGAGGCCGGTGCCACTGCTGCCGTCACGTAGGTGTCCTGGAGAGGCAGCGCCTGGTAACCAACCTGTGCGATGTCGCTCGTCTCAAACTGGATCATGACCGGGGTGTCAGCAATGATGGGTTTGACCCGGACTTCCAAGGTGCTGGCCTT